TAATGTAAAATCAACAGGTGGTGAAGTAAAAAGTATAGTACTAGGTTTATCAAAAACTTTCTCTATTAGTCTACGTTCATCTTTAGCATAATCAATCCATATAGTTTCTACAACTATTCCTTCTTTTGCTTTTTGTAATCTGTGAAAATATTTTTTTGATAAAATATCATTAATAATATTTCCATCTTGAATCATATTTTTCTTTGTTAACCCTTGGATGTTATAAGGGTAACCAGCTGATGTAGATAAATCTATTGATTCTATATGAGGAATAGTAGGTATACCCACAATAGATTGTTCTAAAGTTAATATTTTTTTATATTGAATTGGTTTTTCTTTTGATATCCCTAACCTAATTTCATCTTTGACACCTTGTATTGCCATTTCTACTAAATCTTGTGGAAAAGGTGGTGGAATAAAACCATATTTTTTAAGTCCTGATAAAGGATTAAAATCAGATTTACATCTTTTGTCAAATCTAGATAGAATAGATGGAGCTGTCTTCGGTGGTCCAAAAATATTCTGGAATGGGCTTGGTCTTATACATGTTTTTGTTGGTAAAAACACTGTCTTTTCAATCCATCCTAAATAATCTATTTGTCCCGGATATTTCCTATCTTCAGGTATTTCGCCATCTTTTAATTGGATAGTTAAATTTTCCTCTATTATTTGTGGATATTCAAATAATGAAATAGCCTCATCTATTATTTCACGTGTTAATACTTGTGAAAATGCAAATCTACCATCATGCGAACAAGCATAATGCATTCCAATTAATTTATGAGGTAATTTATTATTACTAACAAATAAAGGAGAACCACAATCCCCATCTTTCGTAGTTATATCATACTGCCAACCAGAAATAACAACATGTTGTACATCATTGTAACTATATTTATGTATCTTCTTTGATTCTTCAAAACCAGCTTTATAATACATAACATTTTTACCATCATATGTATTCAATAAACATTGTCCTGTTGGTATAGAGGTCAACAAATGCTCAGGTATAAAATGATTCCTTATATCTGGAAATGAATTTATAGTTAATGGCAATTGATAAAAAGCTATATCACGTGTAGGTTCATATTGTAAAACATTTTGAATTTCCTCCAAATCTTCATCTGAAAATCCAAAATTTATTAAATTAGATTCTTCAAAATTTATTACATATACACGATTCTCACCTTTTATCCTTACCATAACCTCAATTTGATCTCCAGGTTCTAATGTATTAAAAAAATGCATACAAGTGACAATTATCCTTCCATAAACCGGTATTGCATTCATAGAGCCTCCTGTTCTTTTATTTCTTAGATATATATTTTTATAAGCTTTAGCTATTTCTTCTAAATTGGTATCTAACATTTGCCCTCTATGTTTACCTGGCTTATAGACTTTATGTTTGGATGGTCTGTTTGAACGTCTTTTAGCCCTTCTATCATCTGAAGCTCCAGACATTTCAATATCTATTTGTTCACTTCGTAACTTCTGTATTAATTGTGCATTTTCTAATTCATCATTAATGTTGTTACTATCGGTGTTCATAAATACTCTATAAATATTTAATGCTGAATAAATTGATAATGATATTACATATACACAAACCAAAGCTTGCATAACATTAGGGTGATATTCTAACCAAGATTCTAAACCCCATAAATTTCTCCATGATGGTCTAACTATATCTAAATGAATATTTATACCAAATCGTTTCAATAATTCTTCATATTCTTTTATTACATGATCTTCTTCATTTGGATTTGGTGTGGTATGGTTTATGATATTTGATAAATCAGATAATATTTTACTACAATGTATAAAATCATCTATTCTTTGTTTTGAAAAATTTCTTTCATCATTTGAAGTATTATTTTGGAATGTACTTTTAGAAGTATGAGCATCTGTGTAACATTCATCCGATGATAATTGATCTATTTGAGGTTTAACGTTAATTTCGAATCTAAATGAATCTCTCCTATTATTATTAGATGTAATTGTATTAAAAGCTGTAGTCTCTATTATTTCTTCATAATCTGTATTATTAAGTAAATTGAGAATAATTTGTCCTTGAGTTTCTTGAATTGAATCTTTAATTTTAAAATAATGTAATTTTGCATTATCCATCCATTTTATCATTTGTTTTAAATTTCCTTTTGATCCGATCTTATTTCCAAACCAAGTATTAACATCACTTAATACATTTGGATATGGACTCATAATAGTAAATAATAAGTGTGAATAATCTGATTTAACTATTGAATGTCCTTGTTTGAACTCGGTATTTAATACTAAATGTCTCCTACGATAGATAGCATCAGCATTAGAAATAGAAGGATGGGATGGATATAATTGATTTGATAAGATTATGACATATTGTGAATTAAATACATCTCCTTTTATTCCACCACCATTATTACTCAATGAAGCCATTGGAAGCATATATTGAGAATTGGATGCAATTTGTAACAATTCCATAAAATCAAGTCCTTCCGCTCGTTCCTGTGCAAAATCATCATATATTACTATAGGTTGTTGTTTGTAACCCTCCCAAGTTTCAGCTCCTGTTGAACGATAAAATATTTTATCTTTTAAAATATTCGTATCTGATATTTGTAATAGATATCCTGCTAAAACTAAAGCAAGATTTGATTTTCCTAATCCTGGCTCTCCATTAATGTAAATGATGAAAGGTTCTGTTGTTCGATTTTGAGTTGTAAATCTAAAAGGTTCTAAGGTTCTTATAGTATTATGAAACATTATAGATAATTGAGGTGGCATAGAAGGCCATTCCATTATCTGTTGAGTTACTTTATTCCTTAATACATCGTAAGCTTTCCAAACAGTTAAAGATGCTCTACTACCTGGTTCGTATGCTCGTAATTGAATATGAGTCGCACAGTCCATAAACTTAGCTAAGTTTCCAACTCGAGCGTCTTGTTTCCATTTATAGTCTGAAGATATAAATGGGATATATAATTGCAACCATTCTGGTATATATTTCATAATAAATTCACAAACTGAAGCTACTGTCTTCTTTATATTAGAAAATGCCAAAAGGTATTTTGAAATATTAGGAATAACCTTAGTACAATCTATAGTAAGTGAAAATATATAATTCAAAAATTTAAAAATACTTTGTATTATAATTGATAAATCCGAAATCCTCATTTGTACTGTTACATCATCTCTGCCATTAGGATGTTGAACTGGCAGTAGTAGCGCAAATAATGATTTAAGATCCATCAATATTTTAAATTCAGTAGATATTCTGAGAAGAATTAGTAAAAATTTTTTCATTGTAAATTGGGATTCATCAGTAGCGACTTCGTAAATTAGAGCTGTTAATCTAATTATAGCACTGGGATCTATATGTTGTTGTAAATTTGAAAATAAATTAGTCAATTTATCTTTTGTTTGATCTATAGTATTTTTAACTGTTTGTGATGCATCTTTTAAACTATCCAAAGTTATTTTTATATCTTTCGGTAAGTTATATAAAGTGGAACCCAATGCAAACATTTGTGGTTTAACAGTTTCTATACTATTATTTAAAAATAATTTCCATCGTTTGTAATTTCGAATATCCGGAAGGGGTGGTTTTATAACTATAGTAGAAGATTTTTCTTGTTTTAAGACATCTGAAAATAGTATAGGTTCTTCAGATAAAATTGATTTAATTTTGAATGAATTTCTATATAAATCATAAACTTTATTAACTAATGAATTTGGAAATTGATGATATAAAAGATAAAAACTTATATCATTTTTATAAATAGTTTCTAAATGTAAATACATTGAGTAACCGGGTAATAATTGCTTATTAATATTGTATAT